GACTTCTCTTAAGTACTTGAAGGGTAGGCTTGGTCCTTTGAACCAGCTCGTAGGTCGGGCGGATACAAGCCAACAATCTAATGGTGGTTTTGGTGGCGGCACTTACAATCACTGGTTCCAGGTTAATTTAAAAACACCCGCCTGGATTATTGTTGTTAAGGCTGGACCAAAACCAAATTATATTCAAACGTCTGTTTATGACTTAAACAAACAACCTATTGAAGGACGCGGCGTATTTCAAGATGACTCAGTAGAAATAACCAATGGTGCAACTACGTTTTATCCGTATTTTGCCACCACGATGGGTGCTCAGTCTGATCTATATAATACTTTCGATATTAATCGTCTAGATCGTGGTGACGAAAGGTACTATCCTTTAGATGCTGGAGGGTACTTACTGTGTATTTCAACCACCAGGAATGAACTTCTTGATTATGAAGTTGGTTTGGTTATTGAGTTTCCGACAACGGAGATGTTTATTGCCAATGAATATGAAGATGAAATTAGTTTACTTTTACAAGAAACAGAGATTGATTTCTCAAGAACAATTGACGTAACCTCTCCAGTTACTGTTAATACAATCATTTCACCTATCATTCAACAACCCAATGGTTTTACGGAACTTCTTTGCGTAATAAACCCAGGAATTACGGTTACTGTTTTGTCTGGTTCTGAGTGGTTTATTGGTACTCAGATTTCCACTGAGTCTCTTCCTGTAGACGAAAATCAATACTTAGTGTTTGTTGATGCCCCTTTATATTTTTTTGATAGCATTCACGATCACTCTCTTGCTGAGTGGCGAGGATATTGGGAAGCCACACACCAAGATACCGATAAATTTCCAGAGGCATTTATCCCTCTGACGAATAGGACGTAATACGTTTAAACTTTGAGTAAACAAAATAATCAATGAGAAGGCGCAAGGTAAAGAAAAAACTCCTTACTGTTTTTTTACCAGGAAGTTACCTTATGAAACTTCGGTTGGTTTCATGGATGCAAACACCTGTCGGAACGATTTGGTTGGCTTCGTTAGCTGTAGGTAAAAGTAAACGTCAGCTTAATGATTGGATGAACCGGCGAACCAGAAAAAAACAAGTACGTTGTTTAGATTTCAATTTGACAGGCAAGTTAACTGTCAAATTGATGTTACAAGTAATGAAGCAGGTTCACGCTTGGTGTGATGAGCTTAACAATGGTGATATGTTTGTTTTTAATTGTGAATCTGCTGAGCCACAAAAACAATTTTGCGTGTGGGGTAAGTGGTTAAGTAGAAAGGAACATGGCTATAAGTGGGTACCAAATAAAGAACTCTTATCTTTTTATTTTTACAAGCATGTGAATTTAGAATAAGAGTAAGCCGCCCTAAAGCCATGAGTAAATTAACCGAGTATTTGGAAATTGCACTTGCAGTACACGCTGCAGCGTCTATCATTTGCGCAATGACTTCCAGTCCCAAGGACGATGCGGTCCTACGTAAGATCTATAAAGTCCTTGAATTCCTTGCGTTGAACATTGGCCGCGCCAAAGATCGTTAAATTGATTGTTGTCTCTTTTTAATTTGAGACAAGTATCGCCCAACCAGTGCTCCCGCCATCTACTTCCCAACGCGGGAGCCAGTTCTTTTTACTGTAACGAATATTTTTACCACCAACGTGAGTGTTGCTGGTATATCCACCATTAATCATATTGGCTTCCCCAAATGGATCATGTAGTGCAAAATGAGTGGGCGTAAAGCCACAAATTACTCCCCAATGACCACCTCCTGTTGGCTTCGTTGATGTGCCATGGTGTAACCAACCACAAGCCACGGGTCTGTCATGGCGTATTTCATTTTCCAACAAGGCCGAGTTGCCGTTGGTTATAAATTTTGCCTTGAGTCCCAGGGATTGCAATGCTTTTAGCTGAGCAGAACTATCTGTGGTGTCACCAAACTTACTTCTAATTGTGTTGTACTCGTCATCTGTTTTTACTTTGCCGTAGAAAGCAGCAATCATTGCACAAGAAGAAGAAAAACATTCACGATTTCCTTGGCCAGATTTGTTATCTAATTGATAAAAGTAAGGTACAGTCAGGATTTTATCTGTTACCACTGGTGTATTACCCCCAGGGGTAGCCAAAGTTTTATCCATTAGCTGGATTAGTTTTGTTGCGTAGTCAGGATCAGTTGCATATCCCTCTTTAACCAAGAGTTCCGCACAGTTGTTTCTGCTGGTGGCACGGTTCACGCCTTTGTGTATCTTGTAATCTTTGTACCAGCGTGTTACAAGGTATTCAATACAAGTATATAGATCAGGAAAATCAATAAAAGCTGCAGTGATTGTGATCCATTGACCATTAATAAATTCTTTTGTGCTGGTTGATGTGCCTGAACCCTTTAAACCAAAGTAATTATTCTTACCACTTGTGTGCTTGCCCCAGCCGCTTTCTAATGCCCATTGAGCAGCAACAACTTCCGGATATTTAACACCGGCTTTTTTGCTTGCTTTTATTACACCGTCCCATGTGTTGGCATAGTCTTCTGCGGTTGTAGGTGCAGTGCGGTACTTAGAGGCAAAGGTCTCCAAGGTGTCTGGTGAGAGTGTGCCCTGGAGCCAATTCCAAGCTTCTACTTGATGTGGCAATTCGCTATCAAATTTTGCAGCATCCGCAAGCTTTATTGTCATTACCTTAAAGTTGTTACTATAACTTTAAAGCAAGTGCATCAACTAGCCCAGGGAACACCTGCCGCTTTTGTTGGATGCTTTTGCTCATTAATTTGAGATTGCAGGGCAGCTTCAATTTCAGTAACTTTCTCTTCACCAAGTTTTTCTTTTACCCAACCGATTACAGTTGCTTCTGTCAGTTGAGAAAACGGAACAAGATTATCGGGACGCTCAAAACCCAGACTACCATATGCACCACTGGTGTAAGTGCCATCATCAGCATTTACGGTGTAGTGCGCAGTGAATACAAAACCATCTTCAGTTTCGCGTTCCAAGTTTGCAATCTTCCAGGTAGTGGTGGTAGCCATAAAACAAAATAATTTTTTTAAGTATAGCAAAAATTATCAGACAATCACACTATTTGAACAGGCAAATTTTGTCAAACCGTACCTGTTATTGAAAGAGGCTATGGCGCTTCAGGCCAAACCATTTCCCACGGAAAGCCGGCTTGAGTTGTTACATCACGCAGCTCCTGTCGGTATGTTGCCCATGTAGCATATGATGCTGGTGAATCGGGTAGTTGCGTCCAATCACATTCCGCTAAGAGTTGATTGCGTTTTTTCCTTGTGTCATTAGCACAAGCAGCAGTACGTTCTTCAATTTGTTTATCGGTTGCAGGTGTTTTTACCCATTTTTCTACCCATTCAGAGCCTTGCAAAATTGCGGTGCGCTCTAAATTAACTGCATGGTTTTCTTTTGGCGGTGTTGTTGGTTTAACCAAGACCAAATTAAAAAACGTTGCAGTTTCCTCATCAATTTCAGTTGGAAAACTGGTACTGGGGGTGTCAAACTTTAAATCTGTAAGTGTGTAGGGATAACGCTCCACGTTGTTTTCGGAATTAAGTTTGGCGTAAAACATCAAGAGTCCCTCATTTCAGTAAGTTGTTCGGCAATCACGTCACGAATAACAATAGCTTTCAGCTGTTCGGTTTTGTGTGATTCTAGCATGTTTGCCAAATGATCTCGAAACTCAGTCATGGCTAAATTGTCGGCATGTTCGGCATTGATCTTTGCAATAGCGCGAACATAGTTATCAATGTTAACTTGGTAACCAAGGATCTCTTGATCGCGGCCAGTTAAAGCGGCATCAAGAATGTCGTGTTTGTTCATGGTTGGTTAGGCAGGGCTAAAGGAAACGTCAAAACCAATACCAGTAGGTAATGTAGCAGGATCAGCATATTTTGTACCAAATCCTGATGATGACCATGGGTAGGCAGTTATGTATGGAGAGGAGTCGTGAGCAACTGCAATAGAACTGTTGTCTGAACTAAACGCAACGCCAATTGCACGACCAGTAGGTAATGTAGCGGGATCAGTATATTTTGTACCAAATCCTGATGATGACCATGGGTAGGCAGTTATGTATGGAGAGGAGTCGTGAACAAACGCAATAGAATTATTGTCTGGACTAAACGCAACTTCAATTGTAGGACCAGTAGGTAATGTAGCGGGATCAGTATATTTTGTACCAAATCCTAATGATGACCATGAGTAGACACCTATGTATGGAAAAGAGATGTTGCTAACTGCAATAGAATTATTGTCTGGACTAAATGCAACGCCACCTCCTTCACTCGTAGGCAATGTAGCGGGATTAGCATATTTTGTACCAAATCCTGATGATGACCATGGGTAGGCAGTTATGTATGGAGAGAAGCCGTGAGCAACTGCAATAGAATTATTGTCTGGACTAAACGCAACGCCATTTACTGTACTAGCAGGTAATGTAGCAGGATCAGCATATTTTGTACCAAATCCTGATGATGACCATGGGTAGGCAGTTATGT